GCTCTTTTTTTCTTTGAAGTGCTTTTTTTCATATTTTATAATATTTCCTTATACCTTTTAATTCTATTCTTATTACACTTTTTAAGTTAAAAATAGAAATAAAAAACCCGCCCCAAATGGAGCGGGTTAAGAGTTTGTGTCGATATGGATTACAGATCGATTGCAACACCAACAATAGCTCTGTCGTCGAGGACCACGCGGCCTTCTTCAATAGAACCATAGTAGCCAATCTTCTGTTGACGAACGCTATACTGATCATCAGCGATTAAGCTGAATTCAGAACCAGTCTCACTGTCAACTGCGATTGCACGAACAAAGGCATCGCGGCTACGATCAATACCAATGACCAAGTCATCAGCATCACCATGATCGAAAGCGCTATCGCCACCATTCGGGTTATTATCCATCTGAGCGGAGCCAGCCAAACCAGCGAAGATCTTAGTGAACTTCTTATTTGGGCCAAGCTCGTGAATTTCCATCACGCTTACGCCGTAGAACTCGGGAATACCAGCGCTAGTATACATGCCAGCACGCACTGAATCTGGAGCAGCAATTAAGTTGTCCGCAGAAGCAGCGACAGCGCCATCAGCATCTCTAGTGTTGATTGGGTTGTAGGCCATCTCACGAAGATCCTCAACGGTCTCAGGAGAGACAATAAGATCTGTGATACCAGCACTACCAGCCACAGGAGTTCCGCCAGCAAACGAAGGACGAATTCTCTTAGCCAAGGTTAACAAGGCGTTAAGGTCATCCAATAAGAAGCGGCCAGCCTGATTGCTAGCAAATGTATGCTTCTTAGTTGCACCGTCAATAGTGGTAGAAGCATTTGCTAATGCACCCAATAGCAAGTTACCAGAAGTTCTCTCCTGCTTCAGAAGAATTTCCTGGGCAGCACGAGTGAAAGTCTTGCTAACCACATCCATTCTCGAACGAGAAGCATATTTCTTATCAAAAGAAACTGCAGTGTCGAGCTTGTAAGTAGCTAACTTCACTTCGTTATAAGAAGGAGTAACTTGGTTGGTGGGAAGACCACCTGGGGCGTGTGAGCTATAAACGTTAATGTAGTCTTCATCAGCTACATCGTAGTAAATATCCAAGGGTATGCTTGGATTATCATCAGCATTAAACTGAAGCGGAGTAAACAAGTTGCTCAATGTTGGAGCATTGTTAACCACTTCGTTGATCACTGGGCCGATAAACTCGGCTAAAGCAACCTGAGCTTCATAAGCAACATCTCTATTCTTAGAGGCCATTGCCTGAACTAACTCAAGCTGTTCATTTGTTCTTTTTAAGGTAATATTCATTATATTTATTTCCTTTCTATACTCTAAGATTAGACGTTAAGTTTTAAAACGCCATAGGCACCTGCGTGTACATCAGTGATAGGACCGACAGAAGTTCTTGTGCCTGAACCAATCCAGGTACCAACAACGTGGTCAGTCGTATACTTCACAACAGTTCCGCCCTGGCCAACATGAGCCAAACCAGTTACGGAAGTAGCTAAGCCGCCATACAAGCTAGAAAAAGCTACTCCACTTACTTTACCAGCGGTTGCAGGAGAAATAACTGCTGCAGTGCCAGGTACGCAGGATGGGGTACCGTTATTAGCGTTGTCAAAAGCGTCACTTGTTAAAGTGAAAATACCTTTCGTGGCGATAGGCACTGCCTGGCCAGAAAGTACGGCTTGAAGCTCATCTCTTTTAACGGGATTGTAGAGAAGCTTCTCTTCATTCTCGTCCTTTTCAAGGGTCTGCTTCAATGTAATACCAAGCACCTCACCAGCAAAAGCGCCTGCAGCTGCTGCAGTAACTTTTAACTGAACTTCGGGGTACTGGTTCTTAACATGATCGTAAGAAGCAGAAAGCTCCGTGCGATCAACGTAAGTGATGGGGTCTTTACTAAAGTTTCCTCCACCACTCTTAACACTAACAAAAACTCCTGCACTTCCGTTCCCATTGGTAGTCGGCTTAGCGTCCGACGTATCATTGGCGAACAGATTAATAACGTCGTTTTCGTCGTATTGTCTGAATGGTAATAATCTATATGCCATAATGCTTGTTAGTAGGTTATTTTAATGTTTTCTTTGCTAAACGCGGATTGGAACTTTGATTTCAGAGTTTCCGCCTCTCCAGAAGAAGCTTCATTGGTATTAGCAATCTCAGGAGTTGTCTCTTGAGCTTCATCTAAAACCTCTTCTAAATTTACTTCTGCAGTGGCCTCTTCAGTAGAAGCTTTAGATTCTTCTAAAGAAGAAACTTTCTTTTCTACCGCCTCAGCTACAGCTGCGTCAAATTTTTCTTGCTGAGCTTGAATATACTCCTTGCTCTTATGAGCGAAGATAACACCAAGCTTTTCCTGATACGAAGCAAAAGCTTCATCAGACTCTTCTAGGTCTTTTACCTCAGATGCAACGATCTTAAGGTCTTCCTCGTTTAATTCGTAATCTTGCTCGATTGTTTCCATACGAGCGTCGAATCTAGCAACTGCCTGCTGGCGGTTGATATCTTCTTCGAATTGACGAATTTTGTCTTCGGCCGCTTGGAGCTTCTCGCTAAGAGTCTCCACTGACGCGGTGAGTTCTTTTTGCTGAGCCTCGACTTGAGCTTTTTCTTCTTGTGCCTTCGAGAGTTCATTTTTGTACTCTTCATTCTTTTCGCGAATCGCTTGATTCACAATAGAAGAAATGGAAGCCACAGACTCTTCTGCGAAATTGTCCGAAGACACTTTTTCAGAAGAAAGCTTTTCATCTAGCACAGATTTAATCTCTTGGATTAGTTGTTCTGTATTCATAATGCTTGAATTACTTTCTTGTTGATTTTTTACAGTGTTTTTTTCACTTTGTGAAATTTTATTTTTAAAATTTAAAATATTTTTTAATATTTTATCAGCTTTTTCTGGAGCAATAATAGATGCATCATCTTCATCATGGAACGTGACGCTAGTATTTTCTGTCAGAACAACACCTTCCACTTCAGCAGCTGGATTTGCAGTAAACCCTATTCCTAAAGGATAAACATTGCCAACTACAAGTCTTCTTACTGGAGTGCCATCTTTCATAGTGCCATTGCCTTCAACAGCTTTAAGATATTGACTTAGCTCTTTAATTTGCTTTTCATCAGTAATTATTTCTGCTTCAGATAAATCTTCGCTACCCAAAGCAATTTGATAATCATTAAATCCTATTTCCCAACTTGCAGAAACTTGATTGTGCAATGGGCTTTCTGGATCAACTGACTGATTAATTAATTCTGCAAACTTTTTATCAACCATTCTGTAAACTACTGCGCCCAATGCAATGTTAAAAGGATCTTTTGTTTCTCTTAATTCTTCGTCCGTAACTAATTCATTATCTCCGTAACTAGAAAAAGCAGCAGAAACAATGTGACCCACAATTCTTTGTTTTTTATGTTCTATATTTGTAGGTTTATGAACAAAATAATCTTTGACCGCTAAAGCCGTATCAGTCCCGATGCCATCATGGTTTCTATTAAATTTATTAACAACAGCGGCATTAAAAGCAACGCCAACTAAATCAATATTTTTATCCAAGTCAATTGACTCGGGCATTAATGTTTTTAGGCTGTCTAATGATGCTTGAGAAATCTGCAAGTTGTCTTGATCAATATCTGCTGATGCAATAATTGGTTGCAGGAATGTTGTTGTGTATTTATACATGTACGTAAACTGTTGGTACCTATTAACCTGTTACACAGTTTTTATTCGTTTGAGAAATTTTTCGAATGATAAATCAATGCCGCACTATAATCAGTTAAGTGATGTTCTTCTGCAGTTTTTTGAATTTCTTGCATTGTTGATAATCCTAATATAGAATTTGAGTCTTCAAAGCACTTGCTAATTTCATCTTCCCAGTTTTCCATGTCGCTAGCCATAATCACTTTTTTACACAAATCATTGACTGTTTCATTTTGTGTTTTTGATAATCTTTTAATCTTATAGTGTTTTCTTGCCTGCTTCTTACCAAAAGTTTCCAGCTTCTCGCTTGCATGAATAACGCTTGTAATATTTTTAGCAGATATTTCTGATCGCGCTATTTCTTGTGGAATGCCAGTAGTGCCGCCTGGTCGGCCAGGAATTCCTGGTACTGTCTGCTGCTCTATCTTTGGCTCTGGCTTATCAAGGTCGCTATCTAAATCCATCATTGGTGCGCCGCCAACTAATGGATTATAATACCCTCTTTTACGTTGATCAATAAATACTTCTTGACTTTTGTCAACTTCCTCTGAATTTGGAAATACACCTTTATTGATAACATCCATGCCCTGTTGTGGAGTCATTAAACCAAGCTCCATAAGTCTTGTTGCTACACGCTGCAATTGAGTCTCGTCTTTAGTATCAATTTCTTTAAATCTTACTATTGGATAATTTTTAAAACCCATATTTTTACACACCTGTTTAATTTCAGGTTGTAAAAAGTCATTGATAAAAGCTTCTCTTGCTTCTTTTAATCTTTCTAAAAATATTTCTGCTTTCACCGCGGTATTGCTAAATTTTTCGCTTCCTACGACTATATTTTGCAAACCTTCTTTGATATCTTCATTAACAATTCTATATTTTTCATACCCTAACACTTTATTCATATCAGGAATTAAAAATTCAGCTTTTGTTGTATAATCAGAAATTAAAACGCGTCCAACACTTTCATTTCTGAATAGCTCTTGCATAGCAGCAAGATTATTGTGATTAATCCCACCTTTGTTGGGCTCATTACCCATTGTGATAAGCAGGATGACATTTTCAATAGTTCTAACAATAGCTTGATCAATCTTCTTAAACTCAAGCTTCATATTAATATCTCTTAAAACAGAAAAGCCAAATGGTACAGAAAAAGGTTCATAATCTTGTTTTTTATAAAAAGAATATCTTAATCTTTCTGGCTCTAATTCTATTTTAGCTCCGTCAAGATAATATCCATTTTTCTTAAAATTATCTTTCATTTCTTGTGGCAAGGACTCATAAACTTCTCTATCGTAATCATTTTTTGGATTTTTTAATCTTTCAATTTCATATTCACTTAAAACTTTTGCATAAACTCCAGTAGTCTCAAACCCCGTAGTTCTTCTTGCCACAACATCAAAAGGATTTAACATTATATATTTAATAGGCAGCTTATTTAATGCCGTGCCATTTGAGCCATAAGTTTTAAGCATTTTTACATAATCCTCTGTATTAAATTTACCATCAATTTTATAAAAGAAAATATTTCCAGACCTATAATATTCACGGAAATATTGATCTTTTAATTTCCAAATCTTAATTTTTCTAAACCAAGCTTCAATAAAATCTCTTGACCTTTTACTGCCAGAATCTAAGAAAAGGTCAGCATTAGAAAATTCTGCCATAATATCTACAGCATTTCTAAAAATGGCAACATTTGCATAAGCTTTCTGACAGAGTTCGATAGCCTCTCTAACATTAATTCCATTTATAGCATAATCATAAGGCAATAGCCCATCACGAATATTTGTATATTGATCTCTTTGAGGAACC